ACCTCTCTGCCATACATAACGCGAGGCAACTGGACCCTCTGTCTTAAATGTATTATTATACCAGACTTGAGCGTCATACAGAAAGCCTATTGTATTTGACAATCTATGGCGATCTATGTTTTCTGCACCCATGCAGTATACTGCTGGGTATTGCATGCCAGGGTAGGGCCAATTTGGCTTTTCCTCTAAGAGATAGTTTTCCTTATCTATCACCTTTCCGGCAGGGAACACACCTGGTGTGTGCCTGTATGCACCTTGCTTGTAGTTTCTGACATAGCAATCACCAACCTTAGCGGTTGATTCTGTCTTGCTTGCCATCCATACGCTAAACCATATTAGATAAGCATCCCTATCTGCAATATAGAACTGCGGCAGCGTGTTTACGCAGTACAGATCAAACAAGCCATTACCTATCTGCCTGTCGCTTAGGCTGAAATCTACAGAGGTGAGCCCCTTAGGATTAGCAAAGAAAGGTTTAATCTCTTCTTCGGTGTGATGAGGTTGTGTCGGATCTAGTTTGAAATCTCCTAGAGTAAGAGTTTCTGTTATCCATTGTCCATTAGTGGCATATAGATCAGCATACCATAACCACCTATCTTTGTCAAGAAATTTGACCCTTACCATCTCATCATCTGATCGATAAGTTACTGAGTTTAAAGAAATCTCTCTCCCAAAATTGAAAGTTACTTTACCTCTTGCTATATTACAACGGGTGAAGTTGTCAGAGTGGTTGTAAATGTCGGTATCATACTGCATACTAACACTAGCGCCACCGCTTACGACAATGTTTTCCTCTTTAGGTAAGAGATACGGATTACCGTCTTTACCAACTACCTCTACGAAATCAGTAACCTTGGCAACTATTTCTGTTACCTCTGCCCCTCCAAAAGGAACCCCTATCCTGTACTGTTTTTTGTTATTGTTGCCATCATTAAGGATGAAATGTGGCTGGAACAGAACCCCTTCTCCTCCGAAATTCATAACAATTTCAGCATCTCTGCCTATTTTGTATGTAGTCCCTTTTTGAATTATTTCGCAAGGCTGGCGTGCGTTCATTCTAAAATTGATATACCCGTCACTGTCCCTGCTCATGGCAGGAACTGTTCCTGCAACAAGGCAAGTACCATCTGTAAACGGTGCCTTAATCAACGTGGTCTTCCTAAACAGTTTGTCGTAGGCGTTTATATCACTGAAATTAAGCAATTTGTTGTAAGACTGTTTAAACGCGGTGTAATACTTTTCCTCACCTGTCAAGGTGTAGAGTTGATAACAAGCGTCACACCACATTTCTTCCCCGTCCAACTCTGGGGCCTGATTATCTGCAACCACGTTTATAGGATTTACAATTACAGGGGATCCTGCAGGTATCACCGATCCGCCCTGCTCTTGAGGTAATCTTACACAATAGGTCACCTTGTGGCTGCCTGTAACACCCTTATCTTGTAATTGGATTGTGCCGAACTCTACAGACGTATGACCACTGTCGGCTATGCTACCGTTAGCCCAATAGCGGTTACCATCCCATGCTATGTACCACTCAACCCACCAACTTAATCCGGATGTTGTCCAATCTGGGTTAGCATCTGTGCCACCGTAAACATCAGAGTCTACAGTGTTTCTTCCTAACACACCGTTATACGCTTGGAATGCCTTGTCAAGGTATTCCCCCCATGTCGGAGATCCAGCTGGGATTTTTCCTCTACCGTTGGTAAAAGACACCACCACATCTTTAAACCCACCATGTGATGGAACCCCATCTGTGGATAGAGGGTAGTGGGACAATCTTTGCATTTTACTTTCTACTGCATATGCACCCAGAAGATGGCTATTGTAAGCTTCCCAAGCATCTTTTGCCCTATCCAGATAGAAATCGCTTTTCGATGCCCTGTATGCTTCAATGTATCCCAGAATCAACACAGCTTGGGACTCATGCATTGCCCAATCATTATTTATCTTATTACCTGCCCACCCTGCAGCTATAAGACCATCAGGGTTTACTAGCTTATTTTGTGTAGAGGTGTTGGTAATACCTGTGTTGTTATCGAGGCACTTCCTGTGCCCCTCAATCATCTGAAATACGTTATCAATGTTATGTTGAATACGCATCTTAGATAGCTCCTGCGATAATCAGTGCCCCGTACCAAGTTAACCCGTTGTCGTAGGTTTCCAACTTGAAAATATCTGTTGCACCAGCTGTAAATGTTAGGATAGGATCTCTTCCGTAGGACCATTTAACATTACCAGGCCAATAGACTTTGTTGCCGCCAGAGGTCTGAGTAATGCATACGGTTATAGTTCTCGCCACCCCTTCAAGACCTTCTGTTTGATTTTCAAAAGAGATTGTGGTATTTGAAGTTAGTCGAACCTTAAAGGTATCCGCAACTTCAAGATCCATATCAAGCTGACCACCGATAGATCCGTAATCAACTATTCTGCCAGAAGAAGTTGCAGCAAGCTCACCAAAAACAGACCAGGCATTTGCAGACACGCCCCCAGCACCCTCTACGGTGGAGTCTGGGAGGATTATTTTAGGATAATCCCCGTTCCACGTGTAGTAGCGCTTAGTCTCTGGGTCATAAGCAAAGTCCTTCTTGCTCTTAAGATAACCACCCTCTGTGAAATAGACTATCTTAGTAATACTAAGATCGTTGACAACATCGTCAATCTTAGCCTTTCTTGTCCCATCAGTCTGGTTGACAACCAAGAAGTCATCACTCAGGACTGTTTCTGCATCTTCAAGATCTGGAATTGGTATTGTAGGATAAGCTACAGCCATGATTTCTCCTTAGTTAACATCAATAGCACGACCAGACTGGTTGGCAATAGCCTCATCATTGGAGGTAGCAATAACACCAGAGTATTCGCGCTCATCTGGAGCAAGCGTCCAGGTATTGCGGTTAATGGTTTGTTCTGCCTCAGTCATCAGCAGATCTTTATCCTGAGTCAACAGAGAGCCTACAGGGATCGGGTTTTCCATCTCAGGGCCAGCATACTGGTTCCACCATGTGGCATCTCCTGTTCTAGGCAATCTGAAGTTGATCAGATAGTACAGTTTATTAGCCCACTTAATCCAACCCTCATCATCACAGAGAGAGGTTGTCCCAGAATCAGGCTGTGGGTAGGTGAACTGATCAAGACCTACGAAAGCCAGCCTTACAATCTCGTTCTCTTTGGTAACAACCTCGAAGAACGCTTGGTATGTTCTCGATCTTCGGTCCATGGTAGACTGGAAGTTTATGATGTTTAGCACATCCGGCTCTTGTCTTGCCACTTCCATGATCTTGTTATCAAGAACAGTCTTCATGACCTTCTTGCTGAGAAAGTCCATATAAGGGAAGCCAAACAGCTCGTCAAAGTACCAGCTCCCCTTCCACGTATTAAACCTCATCCACAAGCGCTGGCGCAGACTTACCTGGTTTGAATCTATCAACTCAAGACCTTTGTCTATCGCCAAATCGCCTGTCTGCGGGTCCATCAATATATCACTATAAAGCGTAGCCATGAAAGCCCTCTATTAGTGCGGTCCACTTGTCTCGCCATCAGGGCAAGAGTGGGTATGACCTTTATATTCTGCATAGAATGAATCCAAATCCACGCCAGCAGCAGTTATAATTCTACCAGATGGGTCTATTGTAGCACCATTCATTCTGATATTCCCATCCACAGCAGCTCGCAAATTGGCAGCCCCGTTAGTGAAAGAAAACTCCCCGCTGCTGTCGCACCGTAATGTCCCACCAGGTGTTTGAAGCTCAAAATCGCCAGAAGGTGTCAGTTTAAAATAAACCCTATCATTCCATAACTCTACGTTATCAGGATCGATCTGTAAGGCGTTTGAGTCTGAATGAACAGAGGTGATTGCCCACCCTGGAAACAGGCCGTGAGTTTGTTGATCGTCGTTATTGTTTTCATTTCTCTCTGAAAACTGCAATCCTACAACATCTCCAGCCTTAATAGGGAGTGTTAACCTTGCCTTTCCGCTGTTTGCAGACATCACCTGAATTGGAACGTCATAGATAAGAGGGTATCTCTCCACATCTCCGTCATCAAACGTAGTTTCAGCTATTGGCTGCACGGCTGCAGAAGGTATACTGTAGTCTACACTGACAACTCTGGCCCTGATACTGGTGTGGTAGTCCCTCATTATTTTTTCTATAAAAGATCTTACAGCAGCATCTTTCCTATTTATTGCCATTATACCTCCTCAGTTTTGTCAACAACTCCACCCACTGTTTCCCCAAGGCCAAGCTCTGTAGTGTAATCACCACCTTCTATGGTTCCCTTATGATGCACCGTGATCACCTTATAGAAGCCTGTATATTGCTTGCTTTTAAGATAAATAGTGGACTCTGGGAGGATAGCTCCGTTAAGGCATGTGGTTACAGTAAGGCCAACATCCTCTCTCGGGTTTTTCTTTTTCTTTTTAGATGTCGAACCACCTTTGGCAGCAGCTTTAGCTTTTCGTTTTTTAGCAGGTTCTGGGTTTTTAGGGGTAGGAGATCCGTGCATCCCAGACTCTGCACTTATTTCAAACACAGAGTCTTTGAACCTTTTTCCAACCTTGGTCCAATACAAAGCCCCATCCTGAACGCTAAATGTTGAGTTGGTCAGCCTTGCAAACCTGCGGAGGTTCTCTGCAGTGTTTCCAGAGAAAGCCATAGAGTATTGCAAAGTCTGGTTTCCAAAACCGACAACCCTACCTTTTGGCAAGTTCATATCCTTCAGTAGGTCATTAAGCACAGAGTTCAGAGGTGTACCTTTCTGATAAGATCTTGTGCTTTGGCACTTAATGATGTTCTCAGTGCCATCCCCAAAGATGAACTTAGTTTTTCTGGTCGGACCTTCCCACCTGTCTTCAACAAACTCCACAGTTCCGGAGAATATCAACTGGTTCTCATTATCATAGCCAGCTTCAAACATAACTGCAAGGGCATCAGCCTGATGCATATCCAGATAGTTAACTGTATCGTCAGACAGGTTGTAAACTGTCACATAACCTTTGTTTGGCTCTTTGGTATTGTCCTTTTGTATGTCAAACTCTATATTGGCAGCACCAGTGTCTGAGCTAACTTCATAAACTCCGGAATCACTCTCCCCTTTCTTTTCAACAGATTTTGGGATATTGGTTTTTGATTTACCGCCATGTTCTACAGGACGACCAAACAATAATCGCCATGTTCTACGTCTGTACTCTGCCATTATTCTAACCCTTGCTGTTCCTTGTAAAGATCAACCGGGGTGCCGTATACAAGTTGTAGCTCAGATCTCGCCCCAAGGTTATATCTTCCAACCCTGCCCCAATATTGATCGTCTTTAAACGACAGCGCCATCAATCTACCTTTCGGTAAATCGTCTCTGTAATGCAGTCCGTCTAAAATATCTTGACAAGCTGTTACTTTTCTGGTTACTAAAGGGCTGTCACCTACCGGACCAAGAGATAACCACCAGGACTCATCCCTCTCATTCCATTGCATACGCATTTCATACGTCTCATTGTCTAAAACAACACGCATGGTTTGATCAGGAAAGCCGTCAATGTCCCACACAAAGGTGATTATGCACCAATCTTTAAGTTCCATTACACGCTCCCCTTATTTTCCGTTAACTTTGTTGTAGTTTCCCTGCTCAGATGGGACTATGGTAGAAGGTCTTCCATATTCCTGATAATACCAATCCGCAGCAGATTGAGTAACACCGTTTTCATCCGTCCACATCATAGATTTGTAGGGCTGCCACTCTTCTGCGGCATTTGTGGATGCAGTGTCTGCAAATGCCCCTGTGTCCCTCTTGTTACCTACGTTACTGCCATTCTTACAGTCGTTGACAGCACCTTTTTGCTGGGTCTTGCCTACTTTCTTAGGGTTGCTGTATACAGTTGCATTAACAACCTTGTTCAAGTAGAATGTGCGGAACTCTGTAAGTTCTACATCAAACACCATCGCAGCACCTTCACCAACAGACTTGTTGGCAGAAAGGCTGGTTATGATGTAGTTCTCAAGGAGTCTCTCCTCGGTAACCAAAGAAACCAACTGGCGCTTATTAATGATCTCAGTCAAAGCCTCCAGTGCAGCGCCTGGTCGCATAGACGCTG